GCTGCGGCTTGCAAAAAGAGCGACTCAAGCCAGGTTACGTCGTATGGAATCTCCTTATGCAACATACGTGTAATTACACTGTAATATATACGTAATTATAACGTGTAGTTGCTCGGGCGGTGTAATTACCGAGGGTATCAATAATTTTCATTTCGTCAACTCCTTTTTTTATCCAACACAATCGCCGTCATCCGCCTGGCAAAAATAACCTTGCTGATCGAACACCCAATCGCTTTGTTTGCTTGCATAATTTTTAAGATTAGTTAGCGGCCGGTCTTTATTAAAAAAGCCATAATCACCCCGGCTAGCGTATTCTTGTTCCTTGTTTTCCCACCATGCGTATCGTTGCGGATGTTCTCTTAACAGCATGACTTGATGTGCCTCTGACTTTAGAAAACATCCATCACAATTTCCGTACATTGTCTTTCCGTTAATAACCGGCAGCTGTAATGAAAAATCTTGTTGTGACCAAAAGGCATCAATCGTTTTTTTTGTAACCTTTGCCGGAACGAGCGGCCTCCAGGGAGTTATAATATTATCTATTTTTTTGTCTTTAAGTCTATGTGGTTCGTCGGCTCTTATACCAACAGCGTTGTGCCATTTTTTCCAGCCGAGGCTTTTTAGATATCGTTTGCTGGTGTTGATCTTGAGTTCTACTGTGCAAAACCGAATAAGAGCGTGTGGCAATATGCGCTTGTGCTTTATCAGCTGGTCAAATGGTTCTCCGTTACGACTAGCGCTATTGTGGTTTACTACTTGTACTCCTGGCTTTTCCTTGTAGAAATACTCCAGCCACGTAATCGGTACATTCCATTTTTCTGCACACTTTTGCACAAAATCATACGTCTGCGGCATCTCTCTGCCGGTGTTTTGAAACAATACCTTTGCTCTTTCTGGTATGCCGTTGTTTGCCTGGATGATTTCATGCAATAAATATGCAGACGTGCGGCCACCAGAAAAAGATATACTTACATTTCCATCCGGCAGCACATAAGAATTCATCTCGTCAACTCCTCTTTAATTGTCATTCCAATCAGCATTGCGATCTGCGGTACAATAGCATTGCCTAATCCTTTTAATCTTTTTGTTCTGTTGGCTTGTTCAGCTGTGACTCTTGGGATGTTAGGTTCGTCCATCCAGGAGGGTATCCCATCAACCACTCGACCCAATCCGCCGATAAAGTTGCTTTTGTCTGCGTATTCTCTTTTATCATCACGTAGTTTGGCAGCTGCCCCATATGCGCCCTTTTGCCTTGTTCTATCTTCTCCTTTGTTCTCTCGAATGAGTTTGCTCCCTTGAAATCTCGCGCTGCTGGAGTCGGATACATTTCCAGATAATTTACTGCATCCTTCAGCTTCACTCCCCATCGGACTCCCTCCTTGTTTACTCTTGAAAACGATCCGTTCTTTAGTTCCACGTTCTTCACTATCCCACCCTCCGTGTCCGATACTCTTGGACTTGGAAATAATCCAGAGTCTGTTTCTTTGATGGGGTAATCCGACGATCGCTGCGCTTGGAAATACAAACGTCCTTGCGGCGTAGTCTTTGGCTTCCAGGTCATGTAATACCTCATCCAATCCAAGGGAAACATGCCCATAAACGTTTTCGAAAACGACAACATCGGGTCGCGTGGATGACACAATTCTACTGATTTCCGGATAGATGTGGCGAGAATCCTCTTTTCCGCCCCTCCTACCGGCTTGCGAAAAGGGCTGACACGGATAACCGGCTGTGAGGATAAAGGGTCTTGGGATATCTCCGGGAATAAATCTTGCTGGATCACTTGCTATTTCCTTAACATCGTCGGCAATCGGTACACCCGGAAAGTTTTTTCTGAGAATATCACGACACCAAGGCTCAAAATCACATAGCAAATAAGGGTTTTCAGATAAACCGGCCCATCGAAATCCGAGGCTAAAGCCACCAATACCGGAGCAAAGATCAACGTGAGAAACCATATACTCTCAGCCATAACCTATACCAAAATCCGCCGTTTCTTCTCGCCAGCAAACGACCAAATCTACCGGTAAAATGCTTATCGATATTACTTGTCATATCTTGTTAAAGCTTTCGTATTTTACGCGGATAATATCGTCAGCAATAGTATCGACGACATGTTTCTCCGTATAACAATTTCTAGAATACTTCGGCGGTATGTCATGCAGCTGCGCAATTTGCAGCAGCGTGTATCCCTGGCCTATCCTATAATTAATGTAGTCTTTCGCTATTTCACGATCCATAATTTTTTATCTCCTTTGTTTTTGTTGTGGTGTTGAGTAATGCCTTTACATCCTCGAGTGTCTTGCAAACCGCTGTGACACAACCAGCTGACGACAAGGCTTGCAGTGTTTTATTTTGTGCTGCCGTTATTGTGTTTCGGCCCACTTTTAGTTCGATAAAGATTGGCGGTGTTCCTGGACAAAAGATCTCGAGATCCGGCCAGCCAGTACACATGCCAGCTTTTCTTAGCTTGACACGATGCGCGACATGACTTTTGCCCTCGTTTGGTGAATGATGAAAGATAGATCCGTCCGGTAAAGCAACACGCAGATAATCCGCAACCAGGTTTTGCAGCTGCGCTTCTTTCATAACTCGTCCTGGTAGAAATCATTAGGCTGCACTGCACCATCTGTTGCAACCTTGATCCGGCGCATGTATTCCTTGTTTGGATGCACAGCGCGCGCGGCCCCTGGATGATTACGATGTAAACACCAGCGATGCACAACACCAGCACCAGGCGCATCAAGTAATTCTGCCAGCTGCCGATAGGTTAAACCTCTATTCTTGCGCCATTCCTCAAGTTTCAAATCAATGTTTCCTCTACGTAACCGGATCAATACCAGGATCAATATTATTGATTTAACAAATTAAGTTACATTGATAAATAAATCAATAGTTATTGTGTATTTAATAAATATGATTGACTAACTGAGTTTATTTCACTACGTTGGTAAGTCATGTAACAATAATTGTTACGAATATTATTGATTTACACTAATAGAGGAGGTAGACATGATTGATAATAAAACGCGCATTGCACGTATTAACCTATGCCAGCGAGCTGATACAAAATACTACACGCTGGTTCTTAGAATCTTATTTGGTTTGATCCCCTCAGAACGGAGGGTCACATGAATGTAATTAATTTTTATGACGATATGACAGAACAGCAAACAACCGGAAACCTTAAAGCACTAGCCAAACGCGCTAGCCTTAGTGGTGTGCAGATCGCAGAACAAATGGGATTGCGCCCGGAAACTGTATCGCGTCATCTAAACGGCAAACAGAACATTAGTATCGAGGATGCTATGCGTTATGCAAAGATCCTGGGATGCACAGCAGAAGAGATATTGTTTCAGCGCAGCTTATGTCCAATCATAGGCGAAATGGCGACGACCGGTATATTCACCCATTACGGACAGAACGAATCAAAAATAAACTATCTCGCTGGGCCAATTAGTTTTCAATCCTTTCACGGCGCGTACAGTTGTCCTGGATGGTTTGCCAAAAAGAAAACAGCGATAGCTGTTATTGACACACGACCAATCGATAAACGCTACATTCACAATCAAACTGTCGGTCAAATATCTCTTAACTGCATTAAAAACTTTCAAGATGGAAAAGATGTAACTGTTTTAGGCTACCCTTTCGAAAACAGCGACTTCAAAACATATACCATACGACGCATTATTAATATGGTTGATGCGGTGCAAGAGCGCGATCGTAAAAAGCCTGTTAAATATCCATTGCTGGATAAAGATTTTTTACCAGACTGCGAACTTCTTTGGTCAGTGCCAGTATCCATGATGATTTACGATCCGGCAGCTATGGGTTTTGAGTGCGTAAAAGATAATTGATGCAAATCTCAATATTATTGATTTTAATTATTGACGCATAGTAACAATATTTGTTATCACTGTTAGACGCGCCGTACCTCCTCCTAAAAATTAGTTTCGCGGCGCGTACCAACAAAGAGAGATAACAATGCCGCTGCCCGAACTTACACCCGACTATGCTTTGCGTTTTAACTACCATCACCATAGCAATCCAATGTCGCAGCCTCGAGGACGCAAGCTGTTTGATAAAATAATCATCCGGCCCATGCTCGATAAGCTCTGGAAAGAGGATCCGGATCGTGCCAGGCAATTAGATCCTAATCGTTCAGCATCCCCACGTATGTTAGCCGGTACGTCCACACAGAAAGCTGTTGATAGTGTGCTAAATATTGATGATGCAGAACCCATGAAACTTGATGAAGCGCACTCCTGGGCCAAATCTAAGGGGCTAATTTTCGAGAATAGGCATTTTATCAGCGATTTCCTGGGAAATAGCGACGAAATGGAGATTGAACTCTATAAAGAAGAAATTCCGCTGGTTATCAACCATGCACTCGAGGGATTGAAACAAGCCATGTCTAGGGAGAACCGATATGTCGGTGAAATTATTCTCCAGGACAAGCTGCCAGGATGCGAACTGCCACACAACACCCGGCCGGACTACGCACGACGCGGCGATCTTAAAACAAAATGGAGCAGCGTAAAACGCAAATCATATTTACCCAATAATTTATCCGGGCCTTTCGAGCAGAAAGCTGTATATCAGATCGCCGGCTTTTGGGCCTTGAATGGTCAGCAGCC